GAAAGCGATAAATATGAAGATTATACTATTGATAAAAATTGGAAGATGAAATCATTTGAAAGAATACACAACCTATTAGGTACATTGCCTGTTCAGATAGGTTGGAGAGATGATAAGTTTGTGTATAATCCTATTATAAACTTTGAGCCTATAATGGACGAGATGAACCCATTAGAGCCTATTGGTTTAGTATATGTGTTAAATAAGAGGGTTGCAGATTTAACTGCTACTGATGAAGATATATTTGCATATTGGACAAAAGATGAGCATTTCTTATTTGATACTATGGGAAAAAGAATCCATGTTAATGAAGATGATGTTAATCCTTATGGGATTTTACCTTTTGTATTCTTACAACCTAATCATATGGTTGATGAGTTCTTTAATGAGGGGGCAATGGATATAGCTTTAGGAAACAAACAGATTGATATAGCTATGACCATGTTACAACATCACATAAGAAGTGCAGGTGGGCAATATGTTATTGAGGGCAGGGTAGATGCTAACAATATTCAATTAGGATTAAATAAGGTTGTTGTATTAGATGAAGGTAGTATGAGCAACATATCTAATAACACAAGTGTAGGAGACTTAATGGAAGGTATTAAGTTTCAGTTAAAAACAATAGCTTTTAACAATAACCTAAACTTTGATTTTGGCTTATCAGGAAGTAAATCAGGTGTAGCATTAAAGATTGAGAATTTAGAGCTATTAGAAGCAAGAGAAGATGAGGTTGAGAAATATAGAAGATTAGAAAAACAAATATATAAGATTGAACAGGTTATAGCTAAAACAGAAACAGGAACTGCTTTCCCTGATGGTGTAACAGTAGACTTTACAGAAATAGAGTTTCCTGACCCTGAAAGAGAATTAGAAGAATGGGAATGGAAGTTTAAACATGGAATAGCAGATAAGTATGACTATCTAATGGCTCAAGACCCTGATAAGTTCCCTGATAGAGAAAGTGCAATAGAATATCTAGACCAAAAAAGAACATCAGGAGATTCTGTAAAAAATATTTTTAGATTAAACAGGGAGAATAATGGCTCGAATAATAAAGGGTTATTTGGACAAGATAACGAAGATTCAGAAGAAAGTAGATAACGAAACAGACGATTTACTTCAATTCATAAACCTAGATAGCTTATTAGCTAATCCTCAAGGATATATGTCTGAATTAAATAAACAATTCTTTGAAAACCTTCAAGACGAAATGTTAGAAGCTGTTGAGGCAGGAGAAGAAAAGGCAAATAGGATATTAAAGAAAATTGAAAGCTAATTTTAAAAAAGTAAAAGAACAAATAGACTTTGAGCAAAATGTTAACAAATTAATTGACAAAGCTATTATTCTTGCAGCACAAATAAATGTTAAAGAAATAAAATCAGGATTAGACACATCAACAGGACCAAAAGGGAAGCTTAAAAAGCTTAAAGCATCTACTGCTAGACAAAAAAGAAAAAAGGGTTATCCTATAAAGCCATTAGTTGCAACAGGAACAATGAGAAGATTACCACCTGTAAAACACACAAAAGGAAAAGCCTTTAATGAGATTGCTAAATCTAGAGCAAAAATAGCACAATATCACGAACAAGGAGCAGGTAAATTACCTAAGAGAGAGTTCTTTGATTTATATCCATCTGCAGTAAGAAAAATTGAAAGAATGATAAAGAAAAAATTAATAAAACTATTTAGCAAACTATGAAAACCTACGAAGAATTAAACAACAAAATATCCACATTATTAGAGAACTTATCGTTAATAGTAGCGAGTAATCTAGTATTTAAGGTTGGTTCTATGCAAACAAGTGGTATGTCGCAAGAATCAATAAGAAAAGTATTATTAGCAGACCTTGTAACAGGGGGAAGGATATTTGGGCAATTAAGAAATGGAGTAAAGAGAATATCTAAAAATGCTTTAGAAGAAGCAGGTAATCTTGCTTCTATGAGAGTATTTGAAGATAACAATTACAAACAATTCAGATGGGTAACTGCAGGAAAAAGTATTTGTCCTGATTGTAAACCTAGACACGGAGATACAGGAGATATTAGTTATTTCAGTACAATAGGGTTACCTAAAAGTGGGTTTAGTGTATGCGAACATAATTGCAATTGTCAATTAGTTCCTACTGAGTATATAGGGGAGAATTTAGATAAACCTTTAAAATACAAAGCAACAGAAGGAAGTTGATGATAAAAACTGCAATAGTTACGCCTGATAAGCATTTTCCATTGCATGACCAAAAAGCTATTAATGTAGTATGCAAAGCAATTAAAAAGGTAAAGCCTGATATATATGTTGACTTAGGAGATACAGGAGAATGGGAATTATTTAGTAACCACCATTGGAAAACTCTAGAAAGACCTCCTGACCACATACTTATACCAATGCTTGATAAATCAGTTGCAGAGGTTAATAAAGGTATGGACCAAATAGACAGGGCATTAAATAAGGTCGATTGTAAAGAAAGACATTTTGTACAAGGAAACCATGAAGTTTGGTTAGATATGTTTGCAGAAAAATCTACTAGACCTAGATTCTATACACAGAATGCTTTAAAGCTTAAACATAGAGGGTATAAATACCACCCTTATTTTAGAAAAAAATTATTAAAGATTGGAAAGTTAAATTTTACACACGGACACAAAACAGGTATGCATCACGCTAAAGCACACCTTATAACCTATGGAGAATCAGTTATGTATGGACATACTCACGATTTACAAAGACATACACATAGTGGGTTAGGGGGAACAATAAGTGCTTGGAGCATGGGTTGTTTAAAAGACATAGAGAAAGATGAGGATTGGTTAAGAGGTAATCTAACTAATTGGAATCATGGTTTTGCTATTATAGATTTTTATCCTAATGGTAACTATGTTGTTCAGGTAGTAGAGATTATTAAAGGCAAAACAATCTTATGGGGAGAAGAAATTAATGGAAGTACTAGATAATGGATATTTTAGCAATATTGGAACAATTTGGAATACCCGTTGCAATGACAATAGCATTCGGATTCTTTATATGGAAACAGAACCGATTCATACAAGCAACACTAATGACAGAGCTAGACCAAGACTTCAAGAGGTTGGAAGGTATTATTATTAAACTTATTGACCAACAGAAGAAAGTGCAAATGGAACAAAAGAAATTAAATGGAGTATTCAAAGCACAGGTAGAAATAATAGCAAGATTAAGTGGTAATGGGTTAAAAGATAAGTTTTTAAGAATGATGGAAAAAGGAGGAATAAATGATGATGATTGATAAAAAAATATCAATAGGTTCTATTATAACAATGATTACTATTGCAGTTACTGTTGTTTATACGCATGGTGCAAATGTTACAAAAATGGACACTATTGAATCTGAACAATCCAAAACTATTAAACGAGTAAAAGTTAATGAAGATAGTATTGTAGATTTAAAGATTGGTGTAGCAAAAATAGAATCAAAACTTGATGATAGGTTTGATAGGTTAGAAGAATTTATTATGGATTTAGATTAATGGCTAAATACAAAGGAAGAACAGTAAAGTTAAATAAACCTTCTAGAATAGGCAAAGGTCAAACTAGTTACGGTAAAAAGAAATTTCAAGTATTTGTAAAAGACGGTACAAGAACTAAAAGAGTAACTTTTGGTGACCCTAATATGAGAATTAAAAAAAGCAACAAGGCTAGGAGAAAGTCATTTAGAGCAAGACATAAATGTTCTACACCGGGCCCTAAAACAAAAGCAAGATATTGGTCTTGTAAGAAATGGTAGGAAAATAAATGGCAACATATAAAAAGAAATTAAATAAGAATAAAACTAAAAAGAAAAAAGGACGCAAGAAATGAAAATAGAAACTATACTTATACAGTTAGTAAAAGAACAAGCACAACAAGAGTTAGAAGAAATCTTTAAACCTGAAAACAAAGAAAAGTTTGTTAGTATGGTTAATGATAATGTAAATATTCCATTATTAAAAGAAAAACACGAAGCAGTAATATTTGAAGCTTCCT